CCACGATTTACTGCAGCATCAATATACTCAATACTCCCATGTGCAAATGCCTTATAATATGCATTCTCACTTACTGCAAGTTCAATAGTATTTACAATTTCTTGATATGATGTCATTTTTTATCTTCTCTTTATGTTATTCAATAATTCTTTGTTTCTTTTAGATTCTTCTTTTGCAAGTTCCCATTCTAAACTCAACCAATTTAACATATATATAAAATTCACATCGGTTATATTGGTTTTATCAGTTAATCTTAAAATCCCACCATCTTTCGCCAATTTGTATAGGATGTAGAACCAACCATAATGCTCTGAGATACTTGGTCCAGTTCCTCCATCATCTCCTTCTTCTTCTCCTCGCTCAAGTGTTGGGAATAGGTTAGCATATTTTTTGAGAGTTGCCAACCTAACACTAAAAAAAAATTATACGCACCTAATGCTATGGATAGTGGCAATTCCCTCAACACCTCCTTTCGCCACTCACATTTCTCATTATCGTATTCTTCTATATCATAGTATTTGAATAAGTCTTCACTCTTACCCATTATATACTTCACATTGTTCTTTAGCTTCCATTCTAGCGTGTTAAACCTTGATTTGGTTATTGGTCTATACAAATGAGATATAATATCTTCTAGCCCATCTACACCCTTTTTCATCTTTGCTTCTAAATCAATATATTCACCACCACTCATCTTTGAGATTGGTTGGAAGCCGTATTGCTTTCCTTCAAAATCTATAATCGGTAAAAATATAGATTTTGTTTCTTCTATATTATCGTTTATCAGTTTATAAACTTGTGTAAGTGAAAGAAAATCCCATGTCTTTACTTCTTCTGCATCTTCTCCACTTACTGCAGAGACAGTTGTAATAATCTTCTCAATATCTGATAAGTGTTCTATATTCCTTATCTTATTCCAAAGAGAGATAGTAAGTTCCTTGGGTATTTGTATTTCTTTTTCTATGCTCATACTTTATTATATTTTTTATTTACAATTGGTATATATCTTATCTAATGGATGATATTAGTAACTTTCTTTTATTTGGGTTTTGTATTCTATTCCAATTACATATTGCAAGTGACATAACACAATCATCATGGAAACCTGCCATTGCCTCATACTGAACCTTACCTGATGATAGATATTTGAAGGTGAATACTTGTAGTTCTTTATACAAAGGTGGAAACAAGTTAGGTGATGGTAGTTCTAATGCACCATCTGCCATATCACTAATCAACCTTCTTATTATATTTTCTTTACTTGTATTTGTTGTTACGAAGGGTTGTGTATTTTTCCATTTCTTTCTTATCATCTCATATACCGCATCACCTATTGAGTTTGATTCAACAAATAATTCAGTATTGTATTGAGTGCAATAATATACCACCTTATCAACGATTTGGGTGTATTCTAAGCCTCTTTCTCTCCACATCCATACTACTCTACCAACTGCATCCATAATCGTTAAAACCGTATAATCTCCTTTAACACCAATATCCAATCCACCTCGTGTTCTTTCTCTTGTTTGTGGCCAATCATTCAATACACACACTCCATCTATATTGGAGAATACTTCACTATCTCCTTCTAACCATTCTGCAAGGAACTCTTGTTTGTAAATTGCAGGTGGGAGTGATTCTTGTTGTGCCTTTAAGAACTCTTCTGATACATAAGGTGATATACTTGATGGTGCAGTATAAGAATTGTAATTTGGTTCATCACTTATACCTTTGTAGAAATACTGATAAAACCAGTTCTTTACTTTTGGTGTTCCTGCAATCAAACACTTCTTTCCTTTCGCAGTTAAGGTTGGTAGAATTGCTTTATTGAATGCTTCATCCGATACATCTTGTGCCTCATCTATAAAGGCGTAATCAATACTCAATCCTCGTATAGTTTCAGGTTTTTCTGCAGAACGAAACCATATAGTAGAACCATTCACAAGTGTAATAATATAATCTGCTCTATTGGCTGTATTTACTATACCTGAACCTTCTATTGCATTTAAGATTTGTAGTAGAACCTTTGTTGCCATACTATAATATGGTGATACCCACAATAGATTTGTTCGTGAGTTATTTATCCCATAGTATAGTAGTAGATTTATCAGTAGTAAAGTTTTACCTATCTGTCTTCCACAAGTTAAGGTATAGAACATATCATCTTTACTGATGACATCATCTATAATTTTTTTCTGAAATGGGTATGGTGAAAATCCTTTATATATTATTTCTGCCATCTCTTATTCATTACTTCTCTTTGATGTTCTGATTTAGAACGAATACCAAGATTGGATGCTTTCCTATTTGTTTGGTCACCATCTATTGGATATACAACCTCATCTTTACCCAAGGTTCTACCAAGGTGGCATTCCATCAAAAACTTATTGTAAGAATATCTTTTACCCTTGATGAGGGTTTTATATGTTGTTGCAACATAAACCGGTCTAAGAACACTTAAACGAGGTGTGTATATATCTCCACCATGTGTTGCAAAAAACCCTTTGTAAATTGGATGTTCGTTCATAACTTATTTTATTTTCTTTAATCAAATTGGAACTTAATTGTGCCAGTTACTTCTTGTTGTATTTCCTGTCTTTCTACATACCCCCTATGTTTTGCTTTTGTTTTTAGGTAGAATATAGTTGAGGTAGTATTATTATCTTTTATTTGTTCGTATAATTTACTTTCTGCAAAATCTATTGCAATCTCTTGTATATCCTTTACTTGTTCAGCAAACTTTTGGTCTTCATTTAGGTATTTGTAAAATGTTGTTCTATCTACTCCAACTATTTTACATGCAGATGTAACCACACCGAGTGTTTGTTTTAATGCATCTAATAGTGCATTTTTAGTCTGTTGGATTTTGTTAGTTTTCATATTATTTCTTTTTATATTTTTCCTCAATTATCATTGGAACTGCATTGTTCCAACTTATTTTATGGTGCAACCTTCTATTCGTAGTTCCCATCAAGTTTATTATACAAAAACTTGGGCAATACATTACAGTATAAAATGATTTTACATAAGTTCCATTATCAATATATGCTGAACTCATACCACCTTTATTCTTTTGTGTTGCCTTTTGGGACAAGGATGCGAATGGCATTGTAATAAACACTCCACCTCTCATGCCAACTGTCAAGTAGGTATTTACATCTTCATTTAACCTTGATATAAACTTAAACCTTCTATCCACACTACAAAACCAACTATTCATTGCTTTCCTTGAATAATTTGTTCTTCCTATACCAAACCCATTATCACCACCAATATAATCTCCACCTTGGGACATACATAATGCCAATATATCAGTATTCTTATAGTATTCTATAAACTTATCAAATATCTTTTCTAAATCAGTAATAGACTTTACTGGATTTGGGTATTTGTATTTAGTATCTATCCTATACTGGAACCCTGTATAATCATCATCTAAAACCAAAAAGTAGGTATAACCCAAGTCTTTTGCTATATCAAAACAAGCATTCCTTGCATGAGTGGTGGACCTTAAATCCCAAAAATTATCTCCGTGGTCTGTTGTCTTTGCAATCTCTTCCTTATCAAATACAATAACGCTATCCTCACCAAATCTTTTTTGGTATTCCTTTATTTGTTTATCAGTATTATCTACTACAATATATACAGGATAGCTTACCTTCCTTCTTTTTAATAAATTGTAGGTAACAACATTATCCTCCCTGCCATGGGATATAATAAAAATACAAAAATCTTTATTCTTCCCCATATTGTTCTGCAATACCTTCACTTAATTTAACATAACCCATTTCTATTGCCTTATCAAAATCTATAATAACCAACGCACTTTCCTCCATCAATTCTTGTAACTCCTTATTTGCATGGGAATAGTAATCTGCAATCTTACCATAATCAAAAACTAAATGCCTCATTGCAGCAGTGGTTAGAAATGCCTTATCTTCTTTTGACAGAGTTGATTTATCTATCTTATCCAATAACTCATTTACTTTCTTATCATCTACTAATCTACTTACATCTGGTTTTACACTACTTGGTTCATACTTTGGTGCTTCTATCTTTTTTGAGTAAAAATCATCTGCTGGAGTATTACTTAAATAACCAACATCCAATCCCCACTTTTCTAAATCATCCAACTCCCAATCATTAGCCAATACATCCCAATCCCAATCCCAATCACCAAAACCAACATTGTCCTTTATTATAAACTCTTTCTTCTGTTCTTCGGTTAAATCTTTAGCCTTGATTATATGTATTTCTTTTAATCCCGCTTCTATACATGCTTGGTATCTCATATTTCCACCAAGTATAGTCATAGTATCATCTACTACTATTGGTCTTATCTCCAACATTTGTGGAAAATCTTTTATACTTTGGATAAGTTTTTTCTTCTTATCTGCAGTGATTGTTCTTGGGTTTTCCTTATTTGGGTGTATATCCCCAATCTTTACTTTTTGTATATTCATAACTTATTTTGATTTTCTTACTCTCTTTATTGGTTTTACCGGAACTGATTTAGCAACTAACTTCTCTGCATCTTCAGGTCGTATTGTAGTTCTAAACATATTACCCAATACTTCATCCATATCAATAGGTTGTGTTGATTCTTCTACGAACTCTTCTTTCAATTCTTCTTTTATTTGTGCGAGATGTGGGAATGCCTCTGCAAACCTTGGTGAAAATCTTACCTCATCACTCCAAGAATATGAATCAATAAACCCATCAACCTTTCTTGATGTATCTCTATCTAAACACGAACATATAGATGCATCTCTATCTTGTTTGAAGTATCTATAAATCTCATACATCATTGCACGAGTTTCACCTTTCATTATTCTTCCTTTGTGATAAAGGATATAAACCAACATCTGTGCTTCTTGTTCAATTGTCAATTTTTGTTTTTCCATAACTTAATCTTCTTTATAATTTTTGCATGTTAATTTGTTCAACCATATTCTTCTTTCTTGGCAATAGCAACTCTTAAATCCTAACCATTTAACTGCTACTATATACGCCCAATAATGAGAGTTTCCAAAAGTGATGATTTCTAAAAATCTTTCTAATCTATCACCTAATCTTATTCTACAACCAAATCCTTTTTGCATTGTTCTATATATAATTTTTTTGCTATATGTAAACTATTCTCGGTAAATACATCCTTAAATTCTTTATCATAATTCTTAGCTACACATTTACCATTCTTTGTTACATTTGATTTATTTTTAAGAACTCTATATACTGCAGTAGTTCCTACATTCCACTTTTGAGCAACTAACTCAGCAGTTCCTAATGTAATGTAATCTTTTATTATTTCATCTCTATAATCTCTTAATATAAATCCATAATTACCCAACATATATTTTCTTGTATTATCTCTTCTTGTTTCTAATACAAAATTATCAAGAACATTGTTGTGTGTGTTTTCATCTTTATGGTCTATTGTCATACCTTCTGGTATTTCTCCTATAAATGCTTCCCACATTAAACGATGTATATAATGTAGTTGTCCATTTGGGTATTCACTATTAAACAATCTAACTTGTAAATATTTCTTTTTAGATTGTGCTGCCTTTTGTGGTTTTAAGATTTGTCCTTTAGCAAATCTTCTATACGATATAACTTGACCTTCTTGGGTTATTTCGTAATGTGGAAAGTTTTTAATTTGTGCCATAATTTTTATTTGTTTTTTAATTTTGTAATTCCTTTAAGTAATCCAATACTATTTTCCTAATATAACTTTTTATTGGGTTATTCCATTTTACTTTTTTTATAGAGTGAAATATTCCATAACTAATTGCAATTCCTATTGTAAAAATTCCTATTATCTCAAATACCTTTTCCATATTATTTGTTTTTATAATCTTCTCTATTAAATTGTTGTTTTATATTCTTTTGTATTGTTGAAATATCTTTTTTGATGTGTATTCTATTGATATTGTAATATCTACTCAACTCTCTTTGTGATTTATTATCAAAAAAATGTTGTTCTGCAATGGTTCTATGATAATGTGGTAGTTTTCCAATATACAATTTTATATCATTTACTAAACCATCTATATTTTCAGTTTGTTCTACTATATCTTCTATTTCTATTCCATCTAAACTCTTACCTTTATGTTTTCTATATTGAGTATGGAATGGAGATGTTCCTGAATTGAATTGTAATTTACAAGATTTTACTATCCATTGTTGAACCTTATCATCTCTTAATAACTGATGATGCATATCAGGTGATTTTTCCAATAGAGTGAGTATCATATCATTTAATAAATCTTCATAACATTCGTGGTTTTTCATCACCAACTTTACTTTTGATTTGATTTCTTGATAATGTTTATCAATATATTGTTGTATTGTCATTCGTGCCTTTCTTTTATATAAGTATAAGGGTAAAATATTTTAATACAAAAAAATCCCACAATTTATATAAAAAGTGGGATTTTAGTAAAAAAAGTTATGTTTAATTATGATTTAACCCAACCTATATTCATTAAATAAGTTGCTGCATGCGGTGGAACTTGAATTGTTCTACCTTCTTTTTCTAATGTTATCATTTCCATTTTTTATCTCCGTTTAGTTTTATATTACTTGTGTCCAAGAACCATTATAGAAGAATAGGTTAGAACCTGATACTGCTAAATCACCAACAGTTCCAGCAGGTAGTGGATTTTGTGGTGCTAAGTTCATTGTATATTTAATATTTGTTTTTCTCCAAACATCCATACTATCAGTATTTGTAGTTGGAAATGCAATTGCCAAATCAGTTCCTGCTTGATTACTATATAAAGCCTGAATATTTGGTGTAGATGCTGGGTATAATCCAGTATATGAGTTCCATGCTAAACCAATTGCTTGACCAGTTACATCATCTGGTAATGAAATAGCTGAATATACATTTGCTGGGTCAGTTGTGTTATCTACTTTAGCATATATAGATGCATATGCAGACCCACTTTCTTCTTGATTTGTAATTACTGCAATTGCTGGAGTTGCATTTTGAACTCTTAATTTATCACCTGATGTTAAACCTGCATTTGCTTGAACAATATTATTATTAAATGTTTGTGTTCCAACAAATGTATTTGAACCAGTTGTTGCAAATGTTCCATTCAATAAATCTTGTGATGCAGTATATGAGTGTAAAGAACTCAAATCAGCATCAGTAGATGCAGTGTATGCATTAAATGAACCAGTTGATACTGCTCCTGTGTAAGTTACGTCCCCATCAATTTGAACTGATGCCGATTGATATGGGGTTATTCTATCTACTTGTAAAGTGCTCATGATATGATTTTCCTTTTATATTAAATTATTACTAATGTTGAACCTGTTTCTACTACAATTGTCCCTGCATTTGAAACAGGGCCAGTTAGCATTCCATTATATCCTGCAGGAACAGTTTGTGTTCCGGTTATTGTTTGTGGGTTGATAAAAATTTGTGATGTTACAGTATTTGATACTCCTAATGAACCAGTGATTTCTGCATTGCCAGTATATGGGAACGTAGAACCTCCACCTCCACCAAATGAACCGGTAGATACTGTTGTTGTTTTTCCTGATGAATCACCAACCCAAACATATCCTTCTTCTAAAGAAGCAGTTAATGTATTGATATAAGTTGAACCTGAAACATTTAACTTATCAAATGTTGCATAATATCCATTATCAAGTTGTTGTACAAGAGTTCTTATTTCGGTATATCCTCTAAGAGAAACAGCATTATTAAAGTTTGTAGTAGTTGCACTAAATTCCATCCAACCATTATTAGGAGAAATTGTAAGTAGTCCATCACTTGACCAGTTGCCAGGATTAGAACCTGTCAATGCAAGTTGACCATCATTTCTAATTCCAAATCCAAAATCTACATTATTTCCTGAACCATCTTTTGTTTGAAATACCAATCCATTTGGTGCAGATTGTGAAGGGAATATTTGGTCACCTACAAATGAGTTAGAACCAGTAGTTGCATATCCAGTTCCTACACCGGTAGATGAAATAGTTACATTACCAGTTCCTTGGTCTATTGATATACCACTTCCTGCAATAATAGAAGTTACACCACCATTACTTGCAGTTACATTTGTTAATCCACTACCATTACCACTAAATGAACCGGTAATTACTGAACTACCATTAGTATAACCCATGGTACTACCTGCAACATTACCACCACTTGTTTGGATATTACCACCAACAATGTTAGTAAAATTACCACTCAATTGTATTATATCACCAGTGATGTATTGAACTCCATCAAATGAGTTAGAACCCGTTGTTGCAAATGAACCAGTGTTAATTGGAGTACCGAATGATGAAGTAGGTACTTGTTGTGTTACTCCACTACCATTACCAACCCATGCATATCCTTCTTGTAGAGATGCAGTTAATTTACCTTGAATTGTTACACTATCTGAACCCGATATAACGATTATTTCGGATGTTAGGGATGTTGTGTGTTTAGATGTAGATGGGTTAAATATATCAGATAATACATTCCTATCATGTGTATCATCAAATATCTCAAACGAACCAGTATCAACTTTTACATCGTATCCACTACTAAATCCACCACCACTTGTATCTCTCAATTTAAGATTTGGTGTTGCAGATTGAATGGTTACATCACCATTGATTAGGGTATCATTCGTTACTCGTAAAGTTCCATCAAGGTGAGTATTGTTTTCTATTCTTAATGAAGATGCAGTTACATCACCATTAATGGTTTGGTCTCCATTAAAGGTGTTAGAACCAGTAGTTGCAAATTGTGTAGAATCTTTACCATCTAACTTATCTGCATTTAATGAGTAAGAAGCAGTAACTGCATAAGAGGCAGAAGTAGCTGTAGAAGCATTACCTACAAGATTACCTGTAAATGTTGTAGCATTCACCAAACTTGTTGTCAATCTATTTGTAGAAGGATTATAATATAAACCTAATGCTTCAGTATCAATTCGTGGAGCTTGAAATCCATTTGATGATACGAACATTATAGGGTAGTTATTATTATTTGATGTAGCAGTAATATTTACCAAGGTAGCTTGATTTGCTTCTAACGCATTATCTGCATTTGCAACTGAACCAGTTATTCTACTACCACTCAAATCACCAGTAGTATCTTGAAGAATTACTTGTGATGAACCCGATACTACACCTGCAGGTAAATCACTACCAGTAGGTAAATTTGTTAATCCACTTCCATCTCCTACAAAATAAGAAGCAGATATACTACCTGATACAGTTAAATCCTCAACTATACTTCCAGTTCCATTTACTAAATAACCATTATCATCATTCTTTTGTAGGATTTGTTGGAATGATGCCGAAATATCTTGGTTTGTTAAATTATAATTTGCCATGTTGCTAAAATCCTTTTATTGAGGTAAATACTTGTATCGTGAATTGACAACCTTAATACCCATTCTTTCAATATCTTCTCTTAATGTTTTTCTAAACACAATTGGAGATTTGAATTGAACTGATGAATCAGGGTATATATCATCATTAGTTTCAGTTCCATATTCAGGAAATAAGTTATTGTTAAAACACAAGTAACTTACTAATCTTTCTGCAAAATACTCTGCTTTATTCTTTACCGAGGTTCTTTTCTTATCATACATTTGCATATCAACTGCAAGTGCATTATCTCCTCCTTGTGGTTGTAATAAACCATTATTACGAGGTCTTAAATAAATTGTTTCCAATGATTCGTAATACGAAAAATAAATCAATGTATCTTGTATATAATCATCTAAGAGTGATTTATAATTACCACTAATAGTTCCATTCGCTACATCTTCAACGATTTTATCATAAAGTTTTGTTCCCAAGAGGCGAGTTAAATGTATAATCTGTGCCTCTCTAATTGTAGAGCGAATTAAATCAGGGTCAAGATTATTGTTTATATCCGTGAACCTTTTTAATTTAGCTTCACTAACTAATAATGTGTTCTGCATTTTGTTCTCCTTTTAATTCATCTACTGATTCTACAATATCTTCTTCTAATACTTTATCTTCACCACTTTCTGCTTCAACTGATGTTACTACATCAACTTGTTCTCCATCTTCAAACAATCTTACTTGTTCTACTCCTAACATTGCATCTATTCCATTACACTTAAAGATATAATCAAAAGTAGATAATATATCTGATTGCATTGGTTCAATTACTGTCTTTTGGAAATGCGCATAAGCGTCAAGTAATTCAGTTCTACCACCCAACTGTCCTTCGGTTTTAATACCTACCAGCATTGGGGATGTAATGCGATGTGCGGTTAATATTTTCTGCATTACCATATCATTTACGGTTGTATAATAACCATCTGCTCCATTTTGTGGAATAGGTGTAATGATTGGTGCTTGTTCTTTATTTGCAACATCCATATAAATCAATGAACCTGCGTTATCTGAACCTGCATATGCATCTCTTAATTGTCTTTCAATTATATCTCTTTCTTCCTCATCTGCATCAGTAAAGGTTGTAATTGAAAGTGATGGTGCTAAACCATTCTTAATGTTATTCTTGTGGAAATTATCAATTTCACAATCTAATGCAATTATATTTAATCCACCCTGATAATCAGGTAAAGGATAGTATTTCATACCCGGTCTATAATTGTGGTCATAAATCATTGCATTTGGTGAAGTTCTATCTACCTTGTTAAAACGAGGTATATAAATTAAATCTTCGGGTGCTACTCTGATTCTTCCTTTTGTTCCAAAATCACTTGAAATATAATAGCCAGGTATAATACCTCGTTCATTCATGTGTTTTGCTCTTACAAATGAAAAATCAATGTGATAAACATCAGTAATCTTTGTTCTATCATTTGACCAGATGATTTCTAATGCATATCCACCAAAAAGTGCCTTATCATAAGCAACTTTCTTGAATATATCATTCCAACTTTCACCATCTCTATTAGCGTAATCAAGGATTTCGGGTTTGTCTGAAGTTAAACCACCACCAACTATACCATCTCTCTTGGCAATAATAGCAGTTGCGTTTGTAGCAGATTTGTTAAACAATTCAATTAAGTATTGTGGAAAATCATTTGATTCACCATAATACACAACTTTACCTTTATCATCCTCAAACACCTTGCCAGTTGGGTAGTAGTAATTCCCATACTTGGGAATAACTGTCAGTTTATGTTTTTTTAATATCTTATTTTCCATACTATCCTTGATATACGATAAATCTACCAACTTCATTTGGTGAGTTATATATTATTTCGTTTGGTTCTACTGAACTTGAAACGAATATTCTATCCTTAAATTTCAACACACCACTTGCTGTTATATTATCATAATTAACACCACTTGGTTGTGCCCAATATATTGTTGCTCCACTCCATGTCTTGTTGTATGTTCCCCATACATAATTTTCTGCAAGTGGACTATACCATATCTCTAAATCATAAGTTGTTCCTGGTAATCCAGAAACTTGATGATTTGCATATTCGGTTGATGAACTTATATTAAATTCTAATTTTGTCCATCGTGGGTTTGTTTCATCAGATGCAGTAGTATAAGTTATACCTGAAGAACCTGAATCATTTGCCAATGTTTCCCAAGTTATAATATGATAATAAGAACCCGATGTAGGTGCATATCCTTGGGTGACAGTTCCTATTTGTTTCTCAAACTTTATTTCGTTTGAACCGGTTTGTAATGTTATCATATTTAGTTCCTAATAATAGAGTTGGGGGAGTAAAATACTCCCCCTATCTATTATATAAATTATTGTGAAATGGTTATACCTGTCAACGCATCTGCAAGAGTTGTACCAGTGATAATATCTGCTGGTGATGGTTCTTGAGCTGTGAAAGTTAAAGTATATCCGTTAGCATCTCCCAATGCTGTTCCTGACTGACCTTGTCCTGCATTTAAGATTGCTCCGTTTGCTCTACCTACATAGATGAACTTGCTTCCTGATTCATTATTCATTGTTTCTACAATGATTTTTAAGTCAGGGTTTTTAGCAAGAACCTTTACTTGGTTACGAGTTGAAGTTTGCAATTTAGCAAATGCTGCATTTATCGTAGCTTCATAGAATACTGTTTGATTTTCAGTTGAACCATTGATGGTTTCAGTAAAATCAGAAGTACCTCTTTGAAGGTCAAACTGATAAAATACACCTGAACCAGAAATATCCGTAATCTCGTTTGAAGATTCGGTAATTCCGGCTACAGAGCCAGAAAGGATATAAAGTGCTTTGATACCACCTGTATTATCGCGGCATCCAAGGGCAAATCCTGATGTTATATCGCAAGCCATATTTTATCTCCTTTTTGTTTTAAGTTATCAGTTTAATTAAGATAATCCGTTAGTTACCCAGAACTCAGGGTATGCAACTTGAACACCTAACTTAGTTACGATTCTGTGCTTTAACTTATCATCATTGATGTCATACCACATTTGGAAGTTATCCAAATCAGATACTAAGTCAGTTCCTACTACGATGTGACGAGCAGGGCCAGTTACGATAAGGTCTGAACCTTGTAAACCTACTGTTCCTACAACTCTCAAGTTAGCGAATGGGTGCATTGCTGAAAGTAATGAACCTCTATTCTCTACTGAAGATGGGTCATAGAAGTAGTTGTTTGCCTTACGCAATCCAACGATGTACTTACGGAAGTTAGCAACACTCATGAATGTTGTTAAATCATCTCTATCTTGTACATCTACTGCTAAGTTTTCTAATTGCTCATCAATAATGTCTAATACATTATCAGATGTTGGAGCAGATTGAGAAACGAAAGTTGCAGCTGAACCTGATTCTAAGATAGTTGATAAACCTGAAATACAATCACCTGAACCAGTTGATGCACCCCAAATAAATTGGTCATTCTTCTTTTGGAAGTTAGCAACTAATTGGTTAGCATACTCTGTAGCGAATGCATAAGTTTCGTTGTAAGAACCTTCTGGTCCTAATAAACCGATATACTTCTTGTCTAAATCTCTTAAACACAATCCATCGTGTGATGAACGTTGGCATACTTCCAAATCTCTTTGTGAGTATGTTACTGAACCTGATTCAGTTGTAACACAACCGAAACCGTCCTGAATTACTAAATCTACTTCTTGAAGGTTCAATGGTTCTTTATATTTGATACCTTCTTTAACTGTTACGAATTCTGCAGTAGAACCAGCCATTACTGATTTTACTAACAACTCGCCAGCTAATTCATTGTTAAAATCTGCTAGAGCAGATACATTAAATCCTGCCATGGTTAAAATCTCCTTTGATTATTTTTTGTTTCTAATTTTTAATAAACGCTCAAACTGCTTGGCTTTATCCTCGTTCAATGGTTTGAACTCTTGATTGAA